GGTGAGGATACTGAAGTTAGGATAGGGAAAGTCAAGCCCCGTCTTCCTCTGCAACACAGTGACATAGCCATCCACGTGGGTGGTGGTCACAGGGTTGAAGTTATACTTCCAACTCGTTTGGACGTTAGCCCGCGCGAAGTAGAGAGTATACGGCCTCTGGATTGTACAACCGACAAAATCGGTTAACGCCCCGAGGAATGTATTCACATCAAATACCCAGTCTGCAAGGAAACTCATGGGAAGCAGGTTCCAAGCAATCTGAATGGGGTTGGCAAGACCCATGGACTGCACCAGGTACGCGTTAGGGCTATCAACAGTAACAAACGCGCCCATCAGACAAACACCAACGCAGGAGAATTTCTCCCCCATACGATTTGTGTTATCTTCATTGACGGATTTGCTGCTGTATGTTTCCCGCCCGGAGCCGCTGTATTGGCCCCCGGGTACCGGCTTGCTTAAGGTTGTAGCCGCGTCGTATATATCTTTTACGCACGGTTTCCAGCCGAAAGAGTACTCAAGCCACAGTGATGAGGCCTGATTGATGGGGGACCGGATCCAGTTCTTATGTTTCCGATAGGGTCCGATAGATAACTCTCGCAGAAAAGCGCGGAAATTACCTTTTCGGAGAGCCGAATACGCATGAAACATCTGCGTAGCCCGTCCAGCAATCATACTTAAAGCCTTGTGACTCTCAGCAACTGACTCGCCAAGAGACGCAGGACCAGACCTCACATGATCTACGAGTTTCGACCAAGCTCGATTACGAGCTCCCGGAAAGGGCACCGAAGTGTGGAAGAAGTCGTAGGTAAAACTAAGGTTCGGAACGTCAGGAGTAGGGGCGTGAGCCCCATTCGGCAGCGTAGGAGTAGCAGTTGGCATTTGGCCGAACTGCGCCTGATAGTTTGTCGGATTCACTCCATCCCCATTGGAACCGTTCTGGATCTTTCCAGCACGGCGCCCATAAGGACCGACGTTCCACTGGTTTTTATTAACCCAGCCCATAAACTTCACGCTCAGAGGTTCATGGTAAC